AGGCCCTAGGATTCCTAGTGGTGCATTTAATTCTGGTAATTTTTGGCATTTATGCATAAAACACTGATTTTTATGCGAAAAAACACTATGTCATACGCATAAAACTGTAGACATGTGGCTGTCAAGGGGGTAGGATCTCTATAATCCGAGGGGATTCTCTACCTAGGACTCTTCTAGCCTAGGAATATTCTAGCTTATGTATCTTCTCTTCTTGTATGTCATCGCCAGACCCCTTTGATTAGGGTCTGGCTCTTGTAACTTCTAGGCTTAGGAGATTCCTAGCTTAGATTCATCTAGATTTATCTAGGATAGGCGCGACGTATGTATAATCCATATGTAAATAATTCCTACTACAACATGCTTTCTGGTATCGCTAGCCTTTATGGGGCGCCTAGGCAGTACAACTATGGTGCGGCTGTTATGCCAAACCAGAATCAAGCTGTGATAAACCAAGCCGCTCAACAAGTTCCTTCAGGCGGCATGATAAATCCGGCAGTGATGCCTCCGCCGCTAACGTCATCAGTGATGCCATCGGTTGAGCCAATCAATGAAATGGCGCCCCCGGTCACGCAGATGGACAGCAACATGGGCGGGCTTGATCAGCCAATGACGAGCGCGGTTATGCCGTCTGGCTACTTGCGGTCCGAGCCTGACAGCATGATGAACCCCGGCGCCTACCCTTCAGGCGGCACTATGCCAGTTGCTCAGACCGGTGGCACTCTTGACTATGGGCAACCGGGATACGGCGGAACGGGATTCGGCGCCTACGGAATGGGGCGAACATCAAACCCCTACACCATCGGCACGGGCGGAACGCCCTACACCAGCCCCTATTTCAGAGGCTTCAATAACCCCTACTCAGGCGGTTTTGGTGGCAAAGGCGGGATGGCCCGGCCCTCTTATGGGATTGGCAAAGGTGGTCAAAACAACATGGGCACCTTTAACATGATGAGTTCCGGCCAAACCTATCAGCCTTACACGCCGAGTAGCGGTCACGCTAAGGGCGGCGCAAACGCCGCACCTCCCGGCATGGCATACATGAGTTCCGGACCCATGTAATGCCCCGAAACTATCGCACTGAGTACGACAACTACCACTCAAAGCCCAAGCAGAAAAAAAATCGCGCAAAAAGAAATGCCGCGAGATCTGTGATGGCAAAATCAGGTAAGGTGTCGAAGGGCGATGGCAAGGATGTTGCCCACAAGAAGCCACTAGCCAAGGGCGGCAGTAACAAGAAGTCAAACCTATCGGTGTCTTCAAAAGCAAAGAACAGATCGTTTCCGAGGACAAAAACCGCACGGATGAAATGAATGTCCGATCTTATAACGCCCCAGCTAGCCAAAAAGCTAAAGGGCGCATCTCCAGAGGTTAAGCTACGAGTTGCAGAGCAACTCAAGCGAATCGAGGAGCAAAAAAAGATAGAGTCAGCGCAAACCACCTTCATGGGGTTTGTTGGGCATATGTGGCCCGCCTTTATTGAGGGCAGGCATCACAAGATCATGGCAGAGGCCTTCGAGAAGATTGCTCGCGGCGAACTCAAGCGCCTGATCATCAATATGCCGCCCAGACACACCAAGTCTGAGTTTGCCTCTTACTTGTTACCGGCATGGTTTTTAGGCCAATATCCGGGCAAGAAGGTGATCCAGACGGCGCACACCGCCGAATTGTCGGTCGGTTTTGGCCGGAAGGTGAGAAACCTTGTTGACTCCGAGGACTTTAAGTCTGTCTTCCCAAAACTACAGCTACGGGCAGATTCAAAGGCCGCAGGCCGGTGGAGCACCAACGACGGCGGGGAATATTTCGCTATTGGTGTTGGCGGTGCGGTAACCGGTAAAGGTGCCGACCTATTGATCATTGACGACCCCCACTCAGAACAGGAGGGGCAGTCGGGAGATCCGTCCGTCTTTGATCGCACCTATGACTGGTACACTTCCGGTCCTCGACAGCGTCTCCAGCCGGGGGGCGCCATCATAATTGTGATGACTCGCTGGCATATGCGAGACCTAACCGGCAAGATTATCAAGGCTTCTTCTCAGCGGGCAGGCACCGACGAGTGGGAAGTGATCGAGTTTCCAGCGATCATGCCATCAGGGAAAGCCCTGTGGCCTGAGTTCTGGTCTATCGCAGAGCTTGAGGCTCTACGCAATGAACTACCGTCCCCTAAGTGGAACGCGCAGTATCAGCAAAACCCAACGTCCGAAGAGGGCGCCCTTATTAAACGCGAGTGGTGGCAGGTCTGGGAACGTGACCAACCCCCGCCGTGCGAGTTTATTATCCAATCATGGGATACAGCATTTTTAAAAACCCAGCGGGCTGACTTTTCCGCTTGCACAACATGGGGTGTTTTTTACAGCCCAGATGACGAGGGGGTCACTAAACCCAACATCATCCTACTGGATGCATATAAGGAACGTCTGGAATTTCCTGAGCTAAAGAAAAAAGCTTTTGAGCTTTGGTCTGACATGCAACCAGACGCATTTATTGTGGAGGCCAAGGCGGCAGGGATGCCACTTATCTTTGAGCTTCGGGCAATGGGGATTCCGGTAGCGGAATACACACCATCTCGGGGCAATGACAAGATAGCTCGCGTTAACGCTGTAGCTGACTTGTTTGCGTCTGGCGTCGTTTGGGCGCCACAGACGCGGTTTGCCGAGGAAGTTGTTGAGGAGTTTGCCTCATTTCCCGCTGGCGAACACGATGATTTAGTTGACTCTTCCACTCAGGCATTACTGCGGTTCAGGCAGGGAGGGTTCCTCCCTCTACACACCGATGAAGAGGAAGAGCCTGTAGATTACGGCAGAAGAGCCGATTATTACTAGGAGAGCGAGATGAAAAAGAAACCCATGAAGGCCGCGCCAAAGGCGATGATGAAGAAAGCCGCCATCAATAAGGCGATGGGCAACAAGATGGCTGGAGCACGAAAGATGAAAGGCGGCGGTAAGTGCAAAGGCGCTGGTGCGGCCACCAAGGGAACTCGTTACTCTAAGAGCTAATTATGGCCATTGATAAACTCGGCAGACCCATGACCCCGGAAGAGGTTGAGGGAAGCGAACTTGAAATCGTCATAGAGAACCCGGAGTCCGTCGGCTTGTTTGACGAAGAGGGCGGGATGGTCATTGACTTTGACCCCGACTCATCTGGGCTTCTTGGCGATTCTCACGACTCGAACCTTGTCGAGTTTATGGGCGACGATGAGCTTCATTCGTTGTCATCAGAGCTGGTACAGCAGTTTGATGCGGACAGACAGAGCCGCGCCGACTGGGAGGACTCCTACGTCAGGGGTCTAGACCTTCTTGGTCTAAAGTTTGAGGACAGATCATCCCCTTGGGAGGGCGCCTGCGGTGTATTTCACCCGATGCTGTCCGAGGCGGTAATTCGTTTTCAGGCGCAAACCATTCAAGAGATCTACCCAGCCAAAGGCCCGGTTAGGACCTCTATCGTTGGGAAGATAGACGAAGAGAAGACTAAGCAGGCTCACCGGGTTCAGAACTACCTGAATTACCTGATCACGCAGAGGATGAGCGAGTATCGGACAGAGACTGAAAAGCTTCTGTTCTCTCTTCCCATAGCAGGATCGGCGTTCCGCAAGGTGTATTATGACCCGAATTTGGGTCGTCCCTGCGCGATGTTTGTGCCCGCTGAAGACTTTGTGGTGAGCTATGGCGCGTCGGACTTGACGACTTGCGAACGTGCTACTCACATAATGAAGCGCACTCCGAACGAAATCCGGAAACTGCAAGTTGCCGGGTTTTATGCGGACATTGATTTGCCGGCGCCATCTCCGGATATTTCTGAAATTCAAAAGAAGTACGACCGCCTGACGGGAGACTCTGAAAACTACGACATAGATAACCGGCATGTCCTGCTTGAGATGCATGTTGACATTGATCTGCCGGGGTTTGAAGACAAGCAGGACGGTCAGCCTACAGGGATTGCTCTTCCCTATGTTGTCACGATTGACAAGTCATCAAGAACGATCTTGTCGATTCGCCGCAACTGGTATGAAGACGACCCTAAGAAGTTAAAAAGAGAACACTATGTGCATTACCAATACCTGCCCGGACTAGGGTTTTATGGTTTTGGGCTAGTGCATATGATCGGCGGTCTATCTAAGTCGGCAACCTCGTTGCTGAGACAGCTTGTAGACGCCGGTACGCTTGCCAACCTACCGGGGGGTCTAAAATCTCGCGGACTGCGCATAAAAGGGGATGATACCCCGATTATGCCGGGAGAATTCCGCGATGTAGACGTTCCGGGTGGTGCAATCCGCGATAACATAACCTTCCTTCCATACAAGGAACCAAGCAACGTCCTATACCAGTTGCTTGGCGATATTGTCCAAGAGGGCAGAAGGTTCGCATCAGCGGCGGATGTAAAAGCCTCAGACATTAACGGCGAAGCACCGGTTGGCACCACGTTAGCAGTTTTAGAAAGAGAGATGAAAGTCTTGAGCGCGGTCCAGAGCCGGGTTCACGCCTCTGTTTCAAAAGAGCTTAAAATACTCTCTGAGCTTGTCAGGGATTATGGGCCGGAAGTTTACCCCTACGACCCAGACGAAGACCCCGTCGTCAAGCAGGATTTCGACGACCGAATTGACATTATCCCGGTTAGTGATCCAAACGCCGGCACGATGGCCCAGCGAATCATGCAGTATCAAGCGGCCCTACAGCTTGCGGCACAAGCACCGCAGATGTACGACATGCCGTTGTTGCACCGCCAGATGCTTGATGTCTTAGGCATTCAGGACGCAGACAAGATCGTTCCGACCGAGAACGACATGAAGCCGACAGACCCTGTCAGCGAAAACATGAACCTGATCAATGGCGAGCCGGTCAAGGCGTTTATCTACCAAGACCACGAAGCCCATATTCAGGTCCACATGGCGGCGGCGCAAAACCCCCAGATGCAAGAGCTTTTACAGCAGGCGCCAAACGCAGGGGCTGTTCAAGCGGCGCTGGCGGCTCACGTTGCGGAGCACGTTGCGTTTGCGTACAGGGCAAAGATCGAGCGCGAACTGGGCGTAGAGCTTCCGCCACCCAATGAGCCTATGCCGGAAGATATTGAGCTTCGCATCTCAAGGTTAGCGGCCCCGGCGGCGGCACAAGTTACCGGAAAGGCCCAGCAAGAAGCTCAGGCAAGAGAGCAGGCCGAAATGCAGGAAGATCCGATTGTTCAGATGCAACAGCGAGAGCTTGCGCTTAAAGAGCAGGCGGCAATGGCCAAGGCTCAGACAGAAATGGCCAAGATACAGGCGGATCTTGAAAAATCTCGCGGCAAAGCCATGATTGACGTTCAGAAGATGGAGCAACAAGAGCGGATTGAGAGCGCGAGACTGGCCACAAAACTACAAGGTCAGAGAGAAAGCGATGAGTCCCAGAAAGAGATAGAGGGATTCAAGGCAGGTTTTAACCTTGTCAGAGACCTGATTGATGAGTAAAACTGCTACAAATAACTTGTTAAAGGCACTCCAAGAGGAGTACCGTAGGCACATGAACGAGTTGAGTGACCATGTTTCTTGCGGAGGATGCAAGAGCATGGAGGAATATTCGCGTTGCGTTGGGGTCATTGAGGGACTTGCCTACGCAGAGCGCACCCTTCTAGATATGAATGAGAGGCTAGAACGGGAATAACACGCTACAGGGTGTAGCGCCGGCGACTCCAGACGCCATCATCTGGTGCAGGAAGAAGTGATGACAGAAGAGCAAAAGACAGCTAGTCAGCTACCAGAGCCCAAGGGCTACAAACTACTCATTGCTCTGCCGGAGCCCGATGAAAAAACAGAGGGCGGCATCTTAAAATCAAAGCAAACAATGGACATTGAAGAAATTGGTTCCATCTGCGGTTTTGTTTTAAAGGTCGGGGCAGACGCTTATCAAGATCCATCAAGATTCCCAAACGGCCCCTACTGTAAAGAGGGGGACTGGGTCGTCATGCGATCCTATAGCGGGACAAGGTTCAAGATACACGGCAAAGAGTTCCGTCTCATAAACGACGACAGCGTTGAGGCGGTTGTAGATGATCCGAGGGGGATTGAAAAGGTATGAGCAAAGAACAGCAAGAACAGCATTCCGCTGAAGAGAAGTTTTTTGGCGTAAAGGCAACTTTTGGGAAAACCGAAGAAAAGCCTTCTGACATCGACATAGAAGTTGTTGATGACCGTCCTGAAGAGGACAGGCGACCGCCAAGCAAAGAGCCGGAAAAGAAGGCGTCTGAGTCCACAGAGGATGATGACGAGCTGGAAGGCTACAGCGAAAAGGTCAAGAAACGCATCAACAAGTTGCGTTATCAACAGCATGAAGAGCGCCGCCAGCGGGAAGCCGCTGAAAAGATGCGGGAAGAAGCAATTCGTGTTGCACAGCAGTATGCGGAGCAAAGCCGGCAGTATCAGCAAATTATCTCTCGGGGCGAGCAAACACTTGTCGAGCAGATAAGGGCTAGGGCCGAATTATCCTTACAGCAGGCGAAAGACAAGTATCGTTCGGCCTACGAAGAGGGCAATACGGACAAAGTCCTTGAGGCGCAAGAGCAGTTGATGAGTGCTCAGGCTGAGTTAAAGTCGGCAGATTACCAGCTTGGCGAAGTAAAGCGCCGAAGAGAGGCGCCGCAACCGAGACAGGAGCCAAAGCCCCAGCAACAGGCCGTTCAAGCGCCGCCGAAGCCCTCGCCAAGGGCGACGGAATGGGCCGAGCAAAACCCTTGGTTCGGCAAAGAAAAAGACATGACCGCTCTGGCCTACGGTGTTCACGAGCGCTTGGTTAAAGATGAGGGGTTTGACCCCAACTCTGATGAATATTATGAAGCTATTGACCGTACTATTCGGTCTAAGTTTCCAGAATACTTCGGTGAGGATGACAGTGGCTCAGATAGAAACACATCTTCCTCGACCTCCCGAAGCCCCTCCGTGGTTGTGGCCCCTTCCGCAAGGAATAACGGCGCCAAGCCACGCAAAGTGAGGTTGAGCCGCACCCAACTCTCTCTCGCAAAGAGACTTGGGCTAACCCCCGAACAGTATGCCAACCAGCTCATTAAGGAGTCATAAAATGGCAGAACAGCGCACAAAAAGGGCCTCACAGGCCAGAGAAGTTGAACAGCGTCCGAGTGATTCTTGGAAGCCCGCATCCGTACTGCCAACTCCCGATCCGCAAGACGGCTGGGTTTTTCGTTGGGTACGCACCAGCACCCTAGGAAAGTCTGATAACACAAACGTGTCGCAGAAGTTTCGAGAAGGGTGGACTCCAGTGCGAGCAGAAGATCACCCGGAGCTTGAAGTGATGTCTGACATCAACTCTCGTTTTGAAGGCAACATAGAGGTTGGCGGCTTATTGCTGTGCAAGTCTCCTGAGTCTGAAGTTAAGCAACGAGAAGAATACTTCGAGCGAATGGCGTCTCAACAGATGGAGTCTGTTGACAACAGCTTCTTGAGAGAAAACGATCCGCGAATGCCTGTTCTGAACCCAGAGCGAAGCACTCGTACAACCTTTGGTCGAGGCTAACTCCCCCGTTTGGGGGCGGCCTCGTGGCTATTCATCAAGGAGATGAGAAATGGCTAGTACAGCTACTCCCACAGGTGCAGAACCTGTAGGCACTCTCAGTGCCTCCGGTTCTTTCACCGGAAAAGTACGCCACATCAAGATTGCGTCCGCTTATAACACGGCAGTCTTTTATGGCGACTTCGTTAAGCTGGTTGCCGCTGGAACGGTAGAAAAGGCACAAGTAACAACTGCCAAAGTCGGCGGTATTGTTGGTGTCTTTGTAGGTTGTTCCTACACCGATCCAAACACCAATCAGCCAACCTTCAGCCAATATTGGCCAGCAGGCACGGTAGCATCTGATGCTGTCGCGTATGTTGCCGATGACCCTAAGCTGGTTTTCCAGATGCAGGGTGATGGCACAATTGCTCAAACCGGTCTTGGTAACAACGTGCAGGCTATTGACACTGCGGGTTCAACCAGCATTGGCCGAAGCAGAAACGCGTTGGATGCTAGCTCTATTGCTACCACCAACACCTTCCCACTCCGAATCGTTGACTTTGTTGACGGGCCCGAAAGCGCTGTAGGTGACTCGTTCACCGATTGCATCGTTACTTGGTTGCCCCTAAGCCATGCTTACGATACGGCACTCGGCGTTTAAGGAGAAATAGAAAATGGCAATTTCACGCGCACAAATGCTGAAAGAGCTTCTCCCCGGCCTGAACGCCCTGTTCGGTCTGGAGTATGAGAAGTATGAAGATGAGCACACGATGATTTATGACACTGAATCATCTGAGCGCTCTTTCGAGGAAGAGGTGAAGCTGTCTGGCTTCGGTGCGGCACCCGTCAAGGCTGAAGGTTCTGCCATCGCCTATGACACCGCGCAAGAGTCATTCACCGCTCGCTACAGCCATGAGACAATCGCTCTCGGCTTCTCCATTACTGAAGAAGCTATGGAAGATAACCTGTATGACTCTCTGTCTGCTCGTTATACCAAGGCGCTTGCTCGTGCTATGGCACACACCAAGCAGGTCAAGGCGGCGAATCCCCTTAACAACGGATTCACCTCTTACAACTCTGGTGATGGCGTGACCCTGTTCAGCACGGCCCACCCACTGGTCAATGGCGGCACAAACGCCAACCGGCCTACTGTTGCGGCTGACCTGAACGAAACATCATTTGAAGATGCTGTAATTAACATTGCCGCATTCACCGATGAGCGTGGTCTTTTGATCGCGGCGCGTCCTCGTAAGTTGATCGTTCCCCCTTCACTCATGTTCGTGGCTACTCGCCTTATGGACACAGAGGGTCGGGTTGGCACGGCTGACAACGACATCAACGCCCTTCGCAACAACGGTTCGATCCCAGAAGGCTACTCAGTCAACCACTTCCTGACTGATACCAACGCCTTCTTTATCATCACCGATGTACCGAACGGCATGAAGCACTTCCAGCGCACCTCGCTGGAAACGTCTATGGACGGCGATTTCGACACTGGTAACGTGCGCTACAAGGCGCGTGAGCGTTACTCGTTCGGCGTATCCGACCCTCTGGGCATCTACGGTTCACCCGGAACCTCATAATCCGGTCCTTTAGAGGGGGGCTTCGGCCCCTCTCTGCTTTTTATTATTGGGTGGTAGACAGCGTAAGCTGACGACATGCAGACTGCCACTCACAACTCGCATGAGAGGAATTAAACATGGCAACAACAACTTTTTCTGGACCCGTTGTATCCGACAATGGCTTCAATCTGCCTGTTAGCCTGACTTCAGAGCTACCTGCCGCTTCTACAGCTAACACCGGACAAGTTCGTGCTATCACCGACAACGGTGCGGGTAATGACGAGTTTGCTCTTGTTGTAAGTAATGGCACTGCTTGGCTTGCTATCGTTACTGAGGCTCTTAGCTAATGGCTGTCTCGACTGCGGCGAAAGCCCACTTAGAAAAGCTGGCTTCTCAACCCAAGGTTGAGCCGAAGCCCAAGAAGGCTACCAAGAAAGTGGAGACAGAAGAATGTCAAGACACCAAGCAAGCGGACAAGTAAC